AAACAGACATTATAAAACAAAAACTAGCTGGGGCTTAAATGCCCTGGCTTTTTTTTGTTTTCTGCGATCTCATAATCCAGGTTGTCATTTTCTTTGTCATTTTATAAAATTGTGCCCGATTGTTTCCCTTGTATTGTCACTGACAAAGTTGTCACTTTGATTATAACACCGCTATTTATGCGTGTATAGGGCTAGTAATGTATACGTATCATTTTTCCAAGTCGGGTATTTATGCCTCAGCAACATATATATAAATACAAGGCTGAAAGGTCGAGATTCTTTGTATCGGTCGAAAAAACGACAAGCGGATAACATTGTCTCCCCGTTTACGAAAAACACCGCTTTAAAAAAGTCTGTTATGTTTTTGTGACTCCGATTCTGTATCTCCTATATAAAGGAGACTCTACTTTTTCGTATCTCCTTTTTAAAGGAGACTAATCTCCTTTTTAAAGGCGACCACACATATAGAATATATAATATAGGTAGCTGGGATGTCGCACGTGGATTTTGCACATCGGAAGAACGAAAACTTATACCACCCAGCGTTTTTTTGATTCGCGTAAAGTATACCGCACAGTGTTTTTTGATTCGCATAAAATCGATAGCTATCCCCACTTTGACAATCAATCGAACAACGTTTGCTGTTTATGTCGCTAACGCGACTCATAAAGGTAAAAAAAGCAGGGGCTTGTTGCGGTGTGCATTTATTGGTAAAAAGACGTAGATTTTGCAGTTTTTGTCTATTTAAGCCCGGATTTTGCGAATTTCTTGCAAAAAACCTGTTTAAAATGCGATATTATGCGATATTTCGGCTATTTATAACAGTTTTCACGATAAAAAGGCATATAGTGCCGCGGTGCGGCGCTTTCAGGAAAGGGTAAAAAGCTGTTTCCTTTCCTATATATAATGTGGAATAAGCCTGCTTACGTTTTTCACCTTAATGAAGCAAAACAGCTTAAGCATAAAAAAAGCCCCGGCATAACGCCAGGGTCTTCTTATTTAAGCGTATCAATGATTTTTAGCACTGCTGTTAACTGTTCGTCTGTAACTTCACCAGCAACCACTTTTTCAACTAATTCTTTAAGGATAGGGCTTTTTGCAACTTCTCTACCAATAGCGAATATCGTTTGATCCTCTTCTGTTCCTATAAGTTCGTATTGAGTAACGCCAAGCACATCGGCCATTTTTAAAAGAGTAGCCGTACCCATAACGTGACGGCCGTTTACGTAGGCCCCGATTTGCTGTTTTGTCGTTCCTATTGCTTCCGCCAGTTCTACTTGTGTATACGGTACTCCATTTTTTCTGGTTGCTTTATTATTAGCAAGAATGCGACGGATATTATCGCCAATAAGGTTTTTAGTCATGCTTATGCACCTCCTTTATACACTTATTATACACCCAAAGAGTGTAAAAGTAAATGTGTAACACACTATTAATTTAAAAAAACAAAAAAAGTTGCAGAAATACATTGACATTATGAACAACAGGCATTATAATATAGTTACAAGGTAAGGGGAAGCAAATTACTTACCTTAACAATTGAATAAGAGAATACGTAAAAAGCAAAATTATTAAAAAATCGGAACAAAGAAGTTTATATACGAAACAATGTAACGTGCGTTTAATTAGGGGGTAGACGTTGGCACCGGAAAAAGCGGTGTAGGTCCAGCGTCGTAAAAGTTAATTTAAAACATAAGCGTGGCACGAATAATCGAAACAGCAAGGCAAAGATCCTTGTATGACTGATTATCGTGTCGCGCTTTTTTGTATTCTCTCAGCCAAAAGGAGGACAAAATCATGGCAAACGAATTTTTAAAAAGTTTTGAGGAACTTGACAGGATCGAGGGTCAATATTTATCGCAGATCTTCGCAGACGATGAAGAAATCGAAAATATTCAAGCGCTGGCAGCTGAAAGAAGCGCTGAGATGTTTGAGAATTGCAAAACCAAAGAAGAATTTGAAGCACTTGTAGGGGAGGCGTAAGAACATGAAAAAAAGAATGATCTATTACACATCAACTGAAAAGAACAGCGCAGTGATGGCGATTGAAAGCGGTGCAATGCTTAGTAACACGTATAACATTGTCATTTTTGCGAAGCAGCGCGAAGCGGAAGCATATGCCGCTAAACGTGATGGGGGTAAAAAAACTAACCGCAGATTATGGTAGCTGTACGATGCAGTTACCAGAAAAATTCTGACATATATAAAATAGGACAAGAAAAAAAGGAGAACGGAATTATGGAAAACAATACAACATTCGAAATTTTGAACAGTATCAACGTCAACAGCATGACTGAAAAAAAGCAAACTGGCGGTACTACATTAACTTATCTCAATTGGGCTTCGGCTTGGGCACTCGCGAAGGCAAATTTTTCAGATATCGAGTACGAAATTGAACGCAACCCGGAAACGGGCCTCCCTTATTGGTACGACCCACTCACTGGATACATGGTTTTTACTAAAGTAACTATCGGGGGTCAGACTCATGAGATGTGGTTACCAGTGTTAGATGGGGCTAACAGGGCTATGAAAGCTGAACCATACGAAGTACAGACTAAATATAAAAAAACAATTGTACAGGCCGCAACCATGGCCGACATCAATAAAACGATCATGCGTTGTCTCGTCAAGTGCCTCAGTATGTTTGGATTAGGGCTTTATATCTATCGGGGAAAAGATGTGCCATCAACGGATACAGAACAAGTACAACCGGTACAACCTGCTAAACCTGTAGAGAAAGTAGTACAACTACAAACGACGGCACAAAAGCCAGTGAAAGATATAAGACCCGCTACAGCAGAAATGGTTGACATCATTAGAAAGACAGTTGGAGAACACGGTGTAACAGAGGATTTTATTTGTGAATCCTACAAAATTTGTAAATTGGAGGATTTAAGAATTTATCAATTTAACCATATTAAGCAAAATATTGAAAAATTAAAAACCATGTTTGACGAAGAAAGAAAAAAGCGCCTTGCAGACGTCGTAAAAAACGCAAAGCCAGCAAAGATGAAAACAACATTCGGCGACGCTATCTGCCAACCACAACAACAGCAACAAGAAAAAAATGAAAGCGAAGAAGTCACGCTTGAAAGCCTCGGCTTAACGGAAGCAGACTTAAACATTCTTGCTGAGGCGGGCAATATCTTTAGTTAGTAGGAGGCAACAAATTATGACAAAGAGTAGAACCGAAATCGGACGCAGTAGTAGACGTAAAGGCAAAGTTGGTGAGAGAGAGATTGTGAACGCGCTGAAGGCGGCTGGATTTGAAGCCGCCCACCGCAGCGCACAATATTGTGGCAATACAGGAGACGCCCCAGATGTTGAGGGCCTCCCTGGTATCCATATTGAGGTTAAGCGCGTCGAACGTTTGAATTTAAGAAAAGCCTATGAACAGGCGGTAAATGATTCAAAAAAAAGCGGAGATATCGCGGCGGTATTCCACAGGGGGTCTTATCAACCGTGGATGGTTACACTTAGTCTCGAGGACTTCTTAAAGCTTTATAAAAAAGGGATGTTAACAAATGAGTAGAACTAAAAGGGAAAACCATATCGGTGACCATACAATGAAAAATAATAACGCAACAGGTATCAAGCATAGTCTCTCTGTAGACTTATGTATTGACCTTGGTAATAATGTTGTTGCAGCATTAATCTTTCACCACATCCAAATTAACGTTAGGAGTAGATTAGCGGATAACGTTTTAGATGAAAACGGAACGCCTTGGTTTGAATGTAGTTACTCTGGTATTTGTAATTACATGATTGAACTAACGCCAAAGCAAGTGGAATGTGGGATCAAAAGGCTAAAAGAAGCTAAATTGATCAAGGTTATCACTAGTAACAAAAAGAACAAATACACACTCACTGAGTGTGGCTGGGATTACTATCCTTTGACAGAAGAGGAAAAGAAAAAAATTAATATCCCAGTTGCAGAGGCGGAAGAAGCTGATAAAACCGCAGTAGCAAAAACAAGCGATGACGCAATCAACAAAAGAGTAATTAACGTAAGCGACGATGTCAAAGAAGTTATTGATTACGTAAGCCAGAAAGTTGGTAAACATTACGACTATGCCAACTCTTATATTAAAAACATTAACTCTCTATTTGCGGCTGGGTATACAAAAGCAGACATGATTGCTGTAGTTGATCAGCGATATGAGGATTTACAAGACACCAAAGAATTTAACGTAATGATGAATCCTTCAAAACTGTTTTTTATCAAAACGTTTCCGAATTATCTTAAAGATGCAAAAGGTAATGATGTCAGTATGACCCCTGAACAGTTAGTGCAAGACGTCAAAGAAAAGCAAAAGTATCACTTGCGGGAAGCTAAAAAATGCCAGGTTGAGAGACTTGTGTTGGAAACAGGGGCATGCGATGATAACTTGCCTTTCGATCTTATTACAACCATGACGCCCGAGGAAATGGCTAAAGATAGACGTAAGAAAGAAGTTTATCATTTACGGCAAGCGGATAAGTTTGCTAATATGGCTAAACTTATGAAAAATTCACAATCAGTTAAATAACAAAAAACCAAAAATATAAACATGGACGGTATTATAGTCCGGAACAAAGTAAAATGCCCCAGGCATTAAAATAGAAATTAATTATTAGTAACAAAACAAATAGAAAAAATCGCAACATATAGAAAAATACACTCGAATAATGAGTGATAGATATATACCGTCCTTCATTAAGGAGGACAGAATAAATGATACGTAATAGGAAGATGCAGGCACAGTTCATTTCCTATGATAGCCTTGCTTTTAATAAGGAGTTTGAGAACGATCCGGGGAAAGGGGTATATCATCCGGCCGATATAGACGGAATTTTGCAATTCAGTGCTAAAACCCACCCAATGAGTGAAAAATATAATCAAGCGGTGTTAATTTACGAGTTCAAAAATCAGCATGCGTTCATGCCAATTGGGCAAAAGATCCTTCTGGAGAGTCTAATTAATGCAATTCAACAAAGTGGTGGTTTTTGTGTTGGTTGCATCGTTAGGCACAATGTCCAAAATCCAGACATTGATGTTGATGGTGGCAGGGACGGGATTGTGTCCGAGTATTTCTATGATGGGGCCTGGCGAACATGCAATCCAATGACCGCTGTCGCATTCACCGATCTTTTTATGATCGGGGCCGGGTTAAAGAAGGGAGTGAAAGAGTAATGGATACGACTATGAGTATTGACAAATTGGAACAATATAGAGGCTTGACTACCGAAATGAAGGCGTTATCACAGCAAATTACCTCACTATACGACACTTACAGAAGCCCGCAACTTACGAGTGATGGGGGAAGCCATTCAATGAATGTAAGCAGTCCAACGGAAAGCGCAGTAGTTAAAATCCTCAAGCTAAAGGAAACATATCAGCAGAAGTATGATGAAGCTGCAGATCTTTTGTTACAGGTTGAAAATTGGCTTTCACAAGTTGAGGACCCAGAGATCAGGAGTATTATTAGATTTCATTACATTTTAAATAGGTCATGGCAGCAAACCTCGACTGAAATTTACGGCTACCCCTAGCTACTATAACAGTAGGAAAAAAATTATGCGTTATTTCGGTAGGGAAAAATAAAGCACTCATTGAGTGACAAGGTAACGGGTACAGGCTGAATTGATTACTTCATGAAAGCCTACCCACGCTTTGGCGTATGGAGGCTATATGAATCGAAAAATAAATGTATTAGGGGCTACCTACAAAATAGAAGAAATAAAAGAACAAGACAAGTTTATGATAGATAATAACTTATGTGGCTATTGTGAGTTTTACGAAAAAAAATTGTAGTACTTGCTAGTGATACAACAAGCGAAAAAGAATTGCATGAGATTGAACGGCACGAACTAATACATGCGTTTCTCTATGAGTGCGGGTTGAATGACTCTAGCGACTGGGCGCGCAATGAAGAATTGATCGACTGGTTAGCAATACAGTTACCAAAAATCAACGTACTATTCGAAAAAGCAGGCGTAACTTCATAAATATATAATTGTGTTGAATCGTGTAGACGGTTCAGCACTTTTTATTTGCCACGGCATTGTATACGAAATTATGATAAAATGGTATAATTTTACAGTAAAAAGGCGGAATGGAATATGAAAACAAAACAAATATTAATAGTAGGGGCATTAGCCCTTAGTATGGTTTTATCTGGTGGCATGTTGACTGGATGTTCTAATTCTTCAAACACAAAAGACACAAAGACAACAGAAACTGCCTAGAAAAATGAAGCAAAGACACTTGGTAAAAAAACCAAGGATTCAAAATCTTTGAAACTCACAAACAATACTGGAAAAAAGATCACAGTATTCGAAACGAAATCAAGTTCTGAAGAAAGTTTCAGTGATAACTTATTGGACGATGGAGATGCTGTGAAAAACAAAGAACAACGCACTTTATACTATGATGTAAAAGAAAACGATAAGTTAGATGTAAAGATTGGTTTACAGGATCAGGACAAAACATTCGTATTCAAAGATGTAGATACTACGGATACAAAGAAAGTGGATGTTTCTTTAAAAGATGATAAAGTCAATTTAGACGTAACAAAAAAAGATGGCAGTACTGCCACTTTGACACCATCTGAAGATTCTGCAAAGACAGAGGATGAGAAAAAAGATGAATCAGAAGTAAAACAGGAAGAAAAGAAAGAGGAGAAGAAAGAAGAAACAGCAAAAGCGGATACTTCAAATAAATCAAACACTTCAGAATCAAAGAAGAATAACACAGCTTCAACTTCGAACTCAAGTTCAAACAAGAACAACTCAAGCTCTAGCAGTTCCAAACCAACTGAACATACACACAACTGGGTTGCACAGTATAAGACTGTAAACGTGCCAGAAAAAGGGCACAACGAACAGGTTTTGGTGCAGGCTGCCTATGATGAACAGGTTCCAATTACTGAGATGAAAGAACATTCGATCTGTAACCAGTGTGGAGCAGATATTACTGCTGATCCGTGGGGACATTTAGAGCAAAGTGCAGTTAATGGTGGAAACTGTGGCGGATATCACTCTGAATGGCGTGAAACAGTTGTAGGATACAAGACCGTGCATCACGAAGCAGTGTATGAAACAAGATATGTGGTCGATTCACCAGCAACCACAAAGCAGGAATTGACAGGCTACAAGTGCAGTAGCTGTGGAAAAACAAAAGCTAACTAAATATAGATCAAAAGACAGAATATAGGAACTCAGATTGAGTACCTTTTCTGTTTTTCACACGCAATAAAACGGGGAATACCCGTACTATTGCACCAAAAGAAAGCGTATATAAGAAAGGGTGGCGAAATACTCAGCACTTCAAACAATGAAAACATTATGCAAGGAATATTATAATTCTGAAATCGTACCGACATTATTTGAGTATGAATTTATAAAATAACCACTACTACCCCGGCTTATATAGTCGGGGTTATTTTTTTAAACTCGTCCAAACAGTCAATATTATACGTAGTATAATGATAATGTGAAAAAAGACAAGGAACAGAATCCATGTCTTTTTTTATTTATAGGGCGGCTAAATTCCATTTTTCCTCCTTTCCCTACCAGGTGTAGGTTTTTTATTTTTTGGGCCGTCCTATTTTTTTATACCAGGAGGAATTACAAAAAACAGACAACACACGAAGGGAGGTATTTGTCATGTCAAGAAAAGGCTTTGATATAAATGAATGGCTTACCCCCGAGAATAAGACAAGAATTCGCGGATGGTGTTTAGATGGCCTTATTGATAAACAGATTTATAAAAACATGGGGATCTCCCGCACTACTTTCTACAAGTGGAAAAGTGAGAACAGTGAATTCGCGGACCTCTTAAAAAGGGGTAAAGAGATTGCGGATCGTGAAGTAGAAAATGCCCTATTCAAAAGCGCTACTGGTTTTATTGGACCGGATGATAAATACTATCCACCTAATACCACAGCACAGATATTCTGGTTGAAAAATCGTAAAAAGGACGACTGGAAAGATAAACGTGAACAGGATGTTAGTATTACTACCCCAATCAGTGATACAGCTATGAAAGTAGAAGCTATTTTAAAAGGCGATGATTAACAGTAGATAAAACGGACTAAACGGGAGGGATGATAACGATGAACGATAAACTCGTTAAGTCGTTAAAAGAGAATCCCGTTAAATATGCGAGACTGCTAGGGTTTAATCTTTTAACCGACTTGCATAATGAATGGATTAAGGACATGGTATGGCAGCAAGAAGATGACGAAACACTACTGGCCCACCGTGGGTCATACAAAACAACATGCGTATCTTTTGCACTTGCATTAATCATTGTCTTAAAACCAAACAAAACAACAATATTCATAAGAAAAACAGATACAGACGTAGTAGAGATTGCTAAGCAAACAGACAAGATTTTGCATAGTGATCTTTTTTCTTACATAGTAAAAGAGATATACGGCGTGGACCTAGTTGTTACATCTAACAGCTATCAGATAGACACGAACTTAAACACCGGAACAAAAGGAACACCGCAGCTTATATGCCTCGGTATTCATACATCACTAACAGGTAAGCACAGCGACTATATATTCACAGATGATATTGTCAATGTGCAAGACAGAATTTCACAGGCAGAACGAAACAGAACAAAGTTACAGTATCAAGAGTTACAGAACATTAAAAACAGGGGCGGACGTATTTTTAATACGTGCACACCTTGGCATAAACAAGACGCTATCAGCGAATTAATGCCGAATAAGAAATTCTATGACTGTTATTCTACTGGGCTTATTACGGCGGAAAAATTAAGGGATCTACGCGAAAGCATGGACCCGTCTTTATTTGCTGCTAACTACGAATTGAAACATATAGCTTCTGATAAGGCGTTGTTCGGCAAGCCTAATTATATCGCCGATGAAGCTTTGCTTTATGAAGGCGTATCTCACATAGACGCCAGTTATGGTGGGGCCGACTGGACCGCATATACAATCATGAAAAAGGAACCAAACGGAACAATTTACGCATTGGGCAAGACGTGGCAGAAGCATGTTGACGATTGCCTAGCAGAGATCCAGGTATTACAGGAACGCTTTAAAGCCGGGACTGTATGGAACGAAAAGAACGCTGACAAGGGCTATCTTGCTAAAGAGTTACAGAAACGCGGTATGTTACCAAAGCTTTACCAGGAGAAACAAAACAAATATGTAAAGATTTCCACTTATCTTCGTAGAGAGTGGAAACATATTTATTGGCTAGAAGAAACAGATCCTGATTATATGAATCAGATCTTAGATTATACAGAGAACGCCGAACACGACGACTGCCCGGACAGTGCAGCGTCGCTTATTAGACAGATGGAAAAAGGAACAACTCACAGGAATAGAATTCGGGAGGGATTATAAAGATGAAAAGAAAAAACTATTTTAAAAAAATCATCAAGGCAGAAGATAAGATCTTCCGAATTGCCGACGATGAAATTATGACGCCAGCACTACTTGCGGAATACATCCGCCAGCATGAATTGCTGGTACAGTTGCATTATAAATATTTGGATGATGCATACCAAACAGACTATGCAATCTTTCACCAGGCTAAGAAAAAGGCGTATAAGCCGGACAACCGCCTGGCAACTAATTTCGCTAAGTATATTGTGGATACAATGAACGGATTCTTCTGCGGAATCCCGATTAAAGTTACATCGGGCGATGAACGAATTAATGAATTTTTACAAAGATACGACAGATACAATTCTATGGACGACCAGAACGCGGAAATCGCTAAGACATGCGATATCTTCGGGAGTGCCTATGAAATGTATTACGTGGACGAAATGGGAGAAGTTGCTTCTACGGTACTCTCTCCTATGAATGCCTTTATTATCTATAATGAAAGCATTATTCCACAGCCTCGATATTTCGTAAGGCTTTATACAGACAACCACAACATTAAACGAGGATCAATTTCCGACAGTGAAACAGTCCGTTATTTTAAAAATGATGGCGGTATTAAGTTCGATGAGTACGAAAAAATGCACGGTTTCGATGGAGTACCAGCTACAGAATTCTTAGAGAATGCGGAACGCACAGGATTATTTGAACCGGTTATATCATTGATTAATGCATACAACAAGGCAATTAGTGAAAAGGCAAACGACGTTGATTATTTCGCGGACGCATACTTGAAGATCTTAGGGGCTAAGTTAGAACGTGAAGACCTACAGACAATCAGAGATGACCGTATTATCAACTTTGACGGTATCGAGGATGGAAAGCTTGTTGTTGAGTTCATGGACAAGCCAAACGGCGACGAGACACAAGAAAATCTCATTGACCGATTAAGAACAGACATTTTTCAAATTTCAATGGTTGCAAATATCAGTGATGAAAACTTCGGGGCTTCTTCTGGTATTGCTTTAAAGTACAAACTTTTAGCAATGTCGAACTTAGCTAAGATGAAACAGAACAAATTCATCGGGGCTATGAACCGCCGTTATAGATTGATCTGTAGTAATCCAGTAACGGAAGCTAAAGCGGACGACTGGTTATTCGTTGATTATCAGTTTACACAAAACATCCCAGCTAATCAGTTAGAAGAAGCACAGATTGCGGCACAGCTTTCTGGAGTGGTAAGCAAGGAAACACAGCTTAAATCATTGTCTATTGTGGACGACGTCAAGGACGAGATCAAAAAGATTGACGCAGAAGCCGACAAGGTAAGCTACAGCACCGATTACCCGACAGACAGGACGGGCGGTGGTCTGAATGAGTAAATACACAGATACACTCAATGAGTTACAAAAAGACTTAGAAAAAGGCGAGGAGGCTTTAAAGAAAAAGCTTTCTCGTCTTTATGATAGTGAATCAAAGAAATTAGAAAAAGAGATTGCTTATTACTATCAGACATACGGCAAAGATGGCGTGTTAGAGTACCGCGAAATGATGAAACGGCTAACTAAAGAAGAAGCGACTATGCTTTATGAGGACATGGACGAATTTTTTAGGCTACATCCGGAACATGCAGCATTAAAGCCTGTCCGTGAGTCGATTTATAAGCTGAATCGTTTAGAGGGGTTACAGCTTTCGATTATGAAGCAGCAGTTAAGGCTTTCGTCAGAGGAAACCGCATTGATAGGTGGTCATCTTCTCTCCTACACAATTTCCACTTATGAAGGCGTACACGGACTAATCCCCTTTAATCAGTTTGACGGTAGGGCCGCTAAACAGGTTGGTGAAAAGTTGATTAAAGATACAGACTTCGGAAAACGACTTCAAGCGAACAGACAGAAGCTTGCTGATTATCTCAACAACGATATCGCAAAAGGTATTGCCAGAGGCGACAGTTACGACAAGTTAAACAAACAAATTAGAGAACGTTTCGATGGCGTATCTCGTAGGAGTGCTTACAGGCTTCTTTATACAGAGGGAACGCGAATGTTTAACCGTGCAAATAGCGAGGCTTTCGCGGAGGTAGGCATTAACCAATACAGATATTGCACCGCAGGCGATGAACGCGTATGTAGTGATTGCGATGCGCTGGAGGGCAATGTATACGACCTATCAGAAGCAAGCGAGGGGACAAATTACCCGCCGATGCACCCGTGGTGCAGATGTCACACAGAACCAGCCGTTGATTGGGACAAGTGGTTGAACGACAGAATCGCAAGCAGAGAATACACAGCGGAACAAAGAGAAGAAGCCGCTGAAATCATTAAGAATTTTAAGGAGGATTAAAAAAGGATGGCAAAAAGAAAAGTAAAAAGAGAAAGAAAGCTTTTGTATTTCATGGCCAGTTGGTGCGGACCATGTAAACACTTAAAAGAATATTATTTCGATGACCTAGCCGCCGCTTTTCCTGGGCAGGTTGATTTTATCGACGCACAGAGAGAACCAGCGATGGCTAGACTTTACAAAGTCTCAAGAATCCCGTTGATTGTTTTCTTAGAAGACGGGAAAGAAGTAAAACGCTATGACGGATCGCAGAGATTCGGATTTGAAGAATTTGACAAATTTCTTATGGGGGATAAAGCAGATGATAACAGTAACAAAGACACCGGAAAAATTAACAGTTAGCGGACACGCTGGATATGCGGAACGCGGAAAAGATATTGTATGTGAGGCGGTAACGTCGCAAGTGCAAACATTAACCGCAGCAATTGGACAGCTTGCCCATGAGAAGCCCGTATTTTCTATTTCTAGCGGTTTTTTTGAGTTAGACCTAGAAGAACTAGGGGATAAGAGTTTATTCCTTGTATCAGCCTTTATGGTGGGTATGAGGCTATTACAGGATGGATATCCCGAACACGTAAAAGTTATTTAAAGAAGCTTTTTAGCTTCTTTTTATATTTCCTTTTTTTGATTTCCTGGCGGAAGTCATAAAAAGCGACCTAGCATTGAAGTCGTTAAAAGCTATGGAAAACTAAAGTAAGTCAAGCATTAAGACTATAAATTATGGAGGACAGAACTATGAAATTTAAAGATTACTTAAAACAGATTTTCGCAGAAGGTGGAGACCCAGGGGTCGACGACAAAGGCGCTAAAGGCGGAGAACCAGGGGCCGACGACAAGGGCGGAAAAGGTGGCAATGCGGAACCAGACAACAAAGACACTAAGAAATATACCGACGCTGACGTAGACGAGATTATCAACAAAAAGTTTGCGAAGTGGCAGAAAGAACAGGAAAAAAAGATTTCTGAGGCTGAAAAGTTGGCTGGGATGAACGCACAGGAAAAAGCAGAACACGAACGCGACACATTACAGAAAGAACTAGATGAATTAAAGCGTGCAAATAGCATTGCTGAAATGGAAAAGACAGCGAGAACTATGTTACGCGACGACGGCGTGAACGTACCTGACGAGGTAGTATCAAGCTTAATCGCAGAAGACGCTGATAACACTAAAGCCAAAGTTGAGGCATTCTCAAAGGCATTTAAAGAAGCGGTACAAGATGCCGTTAAAGAAGCTTTAAAGGGAAAAGCCCCTTCTACTGGTAAAGGCGGAAGCACACTGACAAAAGCGGACATTTTAAAGATTGCGAACCGCGCAGAACGTCAAAAAGCTATCGCCGAACACATTGATTTATTCCAGTAATCGCATTTTTGACTCGCCGATTAATAAGTGACTGAAACACCTAATGAGTGTATGAGTCGCCGGTTAATCAGCGACAGTCACCGATTAATCGGTAACCATCACATATTAAATATATTAAATATATAATGTTTTGTTTCCGGGCTTTTGGGCCCTCAAAAACATTGCGTTATTTTTCTTTATCGGAAGACGTTTTCTGACATATATATTGTGATGTTACAGACTACTCATAGGCTTTCATAAGAGAAGAACGCTTAAGCTTTTCTCACTTCATGAAGGCTGCGCGCAAGCGCAAGAACATATAACGGAGGTATAAAAACTATGAATAAATATTTTAGACAGTTGTTTACTGTAGAAGCGGGCACAATCGTAACTACAGACATTGAACCAGCTATCTCTATCGATCACAACGAGAGATTAGTTGCTGGGGTTGAATCATTACAGACTATCTTAGGTGTTACAGAACTTACACCAATGCCAACAGGTAGCCTTGTAAAACAGTACAAGTACACAAAAAAGAACACACCGGATCAGGTCGCTGAAGGTGAAACAATCGGGCTTACAAAGTACGATAGAACTTTAGCAAATTCTTTTGAGATTACTCTCAAAAAGTACCGTAAACAGACTACAGCTGAAGCAATTCAGAGATCAGGTAAAGACAAGGCAGTAAATAAAACTGACGACTTACTTGTAAAAGACGTGCAAAAAGACGTTAAGAAAGCTTTCTATGGAATGCTTGCAACTGGTACAGGAAAAGCCACAGCGAAGGTTGCTACTTTACAGGGTGCACTTGCTGCTGCATGGGGCGCTGTATCTACTCACTTTGCAGATATGGACGTTGAACCTATTTTCTTTGTAAATACTACAGATGTTGCTGATTACTTAGCAACTGCACAGATTACAACACAAAACGCTTTCGGGTTTAAGTACGTTGAGGACTTCTTAGGCCTTGGAACAGTTGTTATCGATCCATCTGTTACAGCTGGTACAGTTGTTGCTACAGCAAAAGAAAACATCAACGGTGCTTACGTTTCTGCTGATGGTGATGTTGCTGAAACATTCGGACTTACTTCTGACGAAACAGGCTTAGTTGGTATGACTCACTATGTAAAAGGTGACAACGCTTGTATCGACACATTAGTTATGTCTGGGGTTGTTTTCTATCCAGAAGATGCAACTGGTGTTGTAAAGGCTGCTATTGCTGTTGCTGCTAAATAGTCGGAACAAGGAGGCATGATATATGATTTCTGAAATTGCAAAGCGTATTGAGTGCCGCATGACAGGCGAATTATGCGACAAGGCGGTTATGGGAGAAATCTCTCAAACCGTCCTTGATCGTATTTGTATCCGCCTTGGTATTTCAAACGAACAAGAATTTCCTGCTTTATTTTTTGGTATTTGTGCGGAGGCTTCTATTAAAGCATACCGCAGACGTTACTACGAGGGAATCCAATCTGAAAGTGCTACTGGGGTTTTCTCTGATACATTCGTTGAGGATATTCTCTTAGAATATGAAAGTGAATTCACGGCATACCGCAATAGCGATAATGTCGGAAGTTCGAAAAGGGTCCATTTTCTATGATGTATAAAAAATGCCTATTGTTAACACCAAAAGAGATAGAGGACGAGTTAGGGAACGTTACACCCAATGGGTGGGATATTAAAGCAACTTGCCCAGCAAGGTTTTCACCATGGACAGCGGAAGAAATTTCTTTATATGGATCAGATGTAACACGCAACACTTCAAAATATGCCTTATTGATTCCGCGCAAGGTATTACGCGGGGTTGATTCGGTTCTGATCGACGGCGTGAAATATTCAATTGAAACGATCCTGGAATTATCAGAACGCTGGGTTGTAATTCATGCGAGGGCACATAGAGATGAAAATTAAGTATTCTATAGATATTACGAAACACTTAGCTACTAAATTAAAGGCGCTTTCACAAGCAAGCTTTGAGGACGTAGTAACGAAACAAATAGGACAAATGGTACAGCGCGCACAGCGAAAAGGCAAAGGCGGAACTCCAGTTTCTACAGAGGCCACTAGACCAGGTGGTCCGCATGGAGAATTAAAATCTTCTGTCAGATTTGAAAAAAACACAATGGGTTATACAAAAGAATATGCCCCACACGTTGAATATGGGCATAGAACAAAGTCTGGGGGATTCGTACCTGGACAACACTTTTTAAATAGTAACGTAGATATACAAGCACCAAAGTATAAAAAGGATTTAATAGACGCAATAAGAAAAATAGCGAAGGGGTGATACAGCATGTTGAAACAATTTCCACTTACAGAACTTGTGAAGGCGGTAAAAGCAAAGATTGAGGCGAACACAGACATGAAATGTTACGATGTTGTGCCAGCTGATGCGGTATCCCCTTTTTCATATGCGCAGGTTGTTAGTGTGGAACCTGCAGACACAAAGACAATGTTTTGTAAAAACTACACCATTTGGGTTCATGTTATAGCTGACGCAGTAAAGTCTTCTGTCCCGCTTTATAAGCTTATTGAAGACATTGAAGAGGCTATGACAGAGGACATCACTATCCCTGCCCCATATGTCCTAGTAATGCAATCTGACGAAGGATTGCAAACTATCCAGGATGAAGAGACAGGGGAAAAGCACGGAGTTGTAAGTTTTGTATTTAAAATTTCTTACGGCTTTAAGATTAAATAACTAACAGGAGGTATCGAAAATGAAATATATTTCACAGATTTTTGAAAGTGAATTTGACGGCGGTGTATATTGTGACTTCTCTAGTGAAGCAGCAAGCGCTACAGCCGGTAAAGATATTGTATTAGCAATTTGGGATGCTACAGGCGCTAATTTGCTTGCTATTGAAGGTCAGCAGTCATTAACAATCAATCGTTCTGCGGACACAATCGAAGTCACTTCCAAAGATACAGAGGGCGGATGGAAATCTTCTATCGCTGGTATGAAGGAATGGTCTATCGATAATGGCGGTGTGTATGTAAAAGACGGTAACGCACACAAAGCACTTACTGCTGCTTTCGAAAAGTCTACACCAGTATGTATCAAAGTATACGATCAGAAAGCAGGAAAAGGTCTTTTTGGTGGTCTTGCTTGCATTACAGAGTATACATTGGAAGCACCATACGACGACGCTATGACTTACAGCGTTTCACTTCAGGGAATGGGTGCACTTGTAGATCTTACAGTTAACGCCCCTTCTGCTGACACAAAGCCACAGTAAGCTAAACGGCGGGGATAACACTAAAGTAGTTGTCTCCGCTTTCTTTATATAAACATGTAATAAGCAAAGGAGAACAGAAATATGTTTGAACACAACGGAAAAAATTATGTACTTAAATTCAATATCGGAAGATTAAGAATGATCGAAAACGCAGCTGGTGGAAAATCTAGCATGTCTATGATGCTTGCGGATAACAGCGGCATGATGTCTATTAACGCTACAGAAACGTTTTTCGCTTACGGATTAAAAGAAGATGGTGCCGACGCTTTCACCGCCCCTAATAAGGCAAAAGAAATTTGCGACGAACTTATCGAAGAAAAAGGATATGTTGCTGTCGTTAGAATGATCCAGAAACAGTTACAGGTGGACTGCCCTTTTTTATTCCGCGTAGGCTAATCGAATATCAATATTTTCAGACTGATAAACGTTCAGCCGACGAAATAAAAGAAATCGAACCATACGCGGATGAAATGGATTTCGCGTGGTTCGTCGTGCACTTTAACTATTCACGAAAGCAATATGACGAACTAACGCCTACGGAAAAGGCCTTCATTAGAAAAGCATACGAAGACAAAACCGTATCTGATACTACTCTTATTCGTAATGCGATATTAAATGCCGTTGTAAATGCGAATAGAAAAAAAGGAAAACGTTTCCGTGAATTATGGCGTAAGAAAATGCCAGTAGTGAATAAAAATGATAAAAAGAAAAAATTCTCTTCTATTGAGGAGATTGAAAAACGCGAGGTCGGATGGATTAAAAAGATTTATGCGGCGAACGCTGGAAAAATCACAAGGGAAAAATAAACCAGGAAGGGGGTTAATGTATGGCGTCAAATTATACACTTTCTGTAAAAATCGAAGGCGATGAATCGGATTTTAACGATGCGATGAAAAGAGTACAAGATTCATTAGAAAAAACAGACGACGACTTAAAAAAGGGAAGTAACAATGCCAGCATATTTGGTAGTGTCTTGAGGGCTAATTTAGTGTCTAGTGCTATCACTGGCGGACTCAACTTATTAAAGTCAGGTATTCAGAATGTTGTTAGCGCTATTGCTAGTTTATCTGGCGATCTTTCAGAGTCTTCTAAAGCATGGCAGACGTTCGAGGCAAATGCCAGCACAAATCACAGCCAAAGCGAAATTAAAGCAGTTAAAAAAGAATTGCAAGATTTTGCAACGGCGACAATTTATAGTTCGTCTGATATGGCTTCTACATATGCACAGCTAGACGCGGTAGGCGTTGCTAGCGCCCAAAACCTCGTAAAGGCTTTTGGTGGTCTTGCCGCTGCTTCTGCTGATCCAGCACAGGCTATGCAAACATTGTCACAGCAAGCCACACAGATGGCGGCAAAACCTAAAGTCGCATGGGAAGATTTCAAGCTTATGTTGGAACAATCCCCTGCTGGTATGGCTGCCGTTGCCTCTGAAATGGGAATGAGTGTCCAAGAACTTATCACTAACATTCAGGCTGGGACCGTATCTACTACAGATTTCTTTAATGCTATTGAAAAAGCCGGAACGTCTGACAAGTTCACAAAAATGGCGACAGAATACAAAACTGTTGATCAAGCAATGGACGGGTTAAGAGAAACAGTTGTAAATAAATTACAGCCTGCTTTCGACTCTGTTTCACAGGTTGGTATTGATGCTATTTCGGGTATTGCTGATAGCTTAGATGGAGTTAATATTGATGGGCTTGTAACAGCAATGCTTCCAGCCTTTCAGGCGTTGGGAGATGCTTTTGTACAAATTACACAGCAAGCGATTACCTGGGCACAAAGTGTTGACTGGGCTTCAGTAGGACAAAGCGTCGCAGATACAATTGTTGGAATTGTAAACGGCCTTTTATCGTTCGACTGGGGAGGCTTCTTCTCTACTGTTGCATCGGGAATTACAGGGTTAACTGGGGCTATTTCGTGGATTATTAACAACTGGGGGGCAATACTTACAGGGCTTGAGGCTTTTGGGGCACTTATCGCTGCTATTCAGATAGTCGGATTTGTTAACGGCATTATGGAAATGGCCACTAATATTGGTGGGCTGATAGCAAGCTTTGGAGGGCTTTCGGGAGTATTAACCGGTGTTGTTTTACCAATTGCGGGGGTTGCTGCTGCTATCGTTGCGATTATTGCAATTATTCAAAACTGGGACACAATCACAGAAACAATTGCCACAGTATGGGAAACGGTAAAAAATGCCGTAGTAAATACATGGAACAATTTATATTCGAAGTTCGTTGAGATTTTCACCGCAATCTTAAATAATCCGGTTGTGCAGTTAATCGTAGATTACGTAACAACAAGATTCAACATCATGAAAGATTTAATCACAGGAATTTGGGACGGAATCAAAGATATTGCTTCTGGTGCTTGGGAGTTGATAAAAAATATCGTTCTAGGTCCCGTACTCTTATTATGTGATCTTGTGACTGGAAACTTTACAAAGCTAAAAGAAGATGCTTCAAAAATCTTCTCAAATCTTGGAAATGCGCTTTCCTCAATTTGGAATGGTATTAAAGGAATCGCGTCCTCAATTTGGACCGCAATTAAAGAAAATATTGCGAATACAGTTGGCCGTATGGTTGACGGGGTAAAATTCGCAATTCAAAAAATCCCTGGTATTTTTTCTGATATTTTCGGAAGAGTGAGAAACTTTGTTACAAGTTTACCCGGCGAAGCTTTACGTTGGGGTCGTGATATCGTCGATGGTATCGCGGACGGTATTAGAGGTGCTATAGGTAAAGTAACTAGCGCTGTTAGCGGAGTTGCTAATAAAATCAGAAGCTTCTTACATTTCTCCGAACCAGATGTTGGACCACTTAGCGACTTCCACACATACATGCCGGACATGATGTCAGGACTTGCTGGCGGTATTAAAGCCGGTATCCCTATGTTACAGAAAGCAGCCGGACTTGCAGCGGGTGCAATTTCAGGAGGCTTAAACGGTACAATTTCAACCGATGGAATTGTCGGTGCTTCAAACGGATCTTATTATAGCGAAGGATCAGGAAATACAACGAATTATGGTGCTACTACTGTTAATGTATATGGCGCACCTGGACAAGATACGGAAACACTTGCGGACAAGGTGGCAGAAGTCATTTTCGACCGCGTAAGAAGGGAGGCCTATGCATAATGGTATACGATAATATGGAACAATTCCCATTCAAAGATGGGTATAGCTTTTTAGAATTCGACGGCGTCGATATTGGCGCCGTATGTGAAATGTTTATTCTTGGGAAGGGGACTTACGGCGCCCCTTCACGAGATATCGACCAGATCCACGTACCAGGTCGAAACGGTGATATCTTAGTAGATAACGGCGGTTGGAACAATATTACGGTAAAATATCCGGACTGCACTATTCTCAGTAATTTCGATGAAAACGTTGAAAAGTTACGCGATTATTTATTTAGTAAGCCTGGATATCATACGCTGGTTGACCAATACCACCCGGACGAAGTGAGATATGCTGAATTTAGGGGTCCTTTTAACCCAGAAGCACACACGGGAACAGGCAACGACTCAGGATCTTTCGATCTCGAATTCAATTGCAAGCCTCAGCGTTTCCTTCGTGAAAGCTTTCGTGATAGAAGTTATTATTTATGTCCGGAAAGAGTGACCAGCACAGTTAATAGCAATCATTACGCATATAACGTTGAAGCAAAGGACTATGGGTCAGAGGGTGGATTGATTGAGTTTACATTTACAACTAAAGAGGATATCACCATTTCAAATGGTTTTTTTATAAAATACAACGGCACAAAAGTTGCATATGATGGAAAAACAGTATTTAAAAACGGTGTTGTTTCTATCGAACTTGTTGATAAAAAAGGGACAAAATATGAAGGGTTCAAAGGTGAAATTCACGCAAATAAAATGGCTAATTTTAGAATGGAATCTTCTAAAGTTGGAAATTCCCGTAGCAAATATTATTACTACAAAGATAGAAACGATTTTTGTTTCCCATTTACTAATCCAACCCAATATGACGCATATCCGATAATCGAAGGAAATTATACGCCGTCTGGTTCCGATGATACAAAATTTATTTGCGGCGGAAAAATACTTTCTGTTAGTAATTCTGATCTTGGATATTCTACATCTACGACTGTAAAAGTTGAATTTGACGGGACGAATAAGATTTCAAAAACATACGACTCTCCATACAGTAATACCGCTAATTATACTGGTATTACAGCTGATTTCCCAGTTATTGAAGGCGGAGGATCTAGCGTTCTTGTAATAAGAAATGCGGCTTCTATTGGTGATTCCTTCAGTATCCGCCCGATGTATTACAGAATCTAGCGAGGCGTGGAAAATGGCAAAAAAGATAATTGATTTATATAAAAGCACTGGGGCAAAATGGAAGACTGAAATACTCCAACCGCCAGAACAGATTATCAGCGCAGAGGTTACAGAAAAAATAAACTATAGTTTAGCCTTGTCTATGGTGTGCGTATGTACTGATTACAACGCAAAATATCTGACTGTTGGTAACATGCTGGTATGTAACAAGGACACATTATACAGTGGGTCATCGTTCACTTTTGAAATCTACGACGTCAAATACTCTATCGATGGAAGAATTACGATTAAAGCGGAACATATTTCATCAAGGTTGCGATACATTTATGTGCAACCAATTACAAAAGCATTCTCAGCTTACCAGTTATCTTGCATATTGTCTGGGTATATGGGAGGAAATCCTCCATATATGCTGATAAATAGAACAGGTTTTTCTCCGATTAGAATTCAAATTCCGTATGAAATGGATGATGTAATCAATGGAAAAGTAATGACAGATAGTATTAAATCTATCTCTGATATTATGGCTGGAAGTTCCGGCAGTATTCTCGATGTATGCGGAAGTGGCTTCTGGGAGTATACGGGCGATTGTGAAATGACATTTAGAGAAAAGAATTATTATTCTCAAAATGGCAAAAACCAGCTTGCACCAATTGTATATTCTTACAATATGTCAGATTTCAAGCGTGAAATTGACATGGACAACGCAAAATCTAATCAGGTGTTATTTTGGAAAAAAGAAATTGACGGCGTAGTCGAACAAGTCTGGGCATGTAATAGAAAATTTGACGACGAGTATTATATGCAGGCCTCACAGCTTGTCGACTTGTCATCAAAATTTGATACAAAGCCTACAGAGGCGCAGTTAATTGCTGCTGCTCCTACGGTTTCTACAAGCCCAGAAGTAACAACTACCTGTTCCGTTGTAAATTACGAAGATAAAAGTGCTGTATGTGGAAAAAATGTACGTGTTATTTTTCCTAAATTAAATGTCAACGAAGAAATGCAAATAGTAGAAACGGTTTATAACGTATTAACAGACGCTTACAATTCAATCAAGCTAGGAACTTCAAAAAAGACGCTTTCAAGAACAATTGCAGAGATTGCAGGCAAGACAGGAACTAATGTTTACTAAGGAGGTATTCTAAATGGCTAAAATTTATATGAATGATTTTCGTGTAACAACATCTGTTGTACCGGTTCTTAGATATTTAGATGGTAATAAAACAGATGAACTTGTTATCTTTACAGACGATAAGATGACAGACTTTGATACGCATATCGCTTTGATTGACAATAATGTTGTTAAGCTTTTTGCTAATGAAAGCGGTTTTGCTGCCATCATTGATAAAGATATCTTTAATGAAAAAGATGTTTGTCCTATTAGACTTGTATTCAGTAATAGCGAGACAGAAAAAACAAAAGGCACAAATACTTTCTATATCTGTAACGATAGAACTGGATATGTCTAGGGTGACTATATCGAAGTCCCAGACGATATTATCACGTACAGAGAAGCGTGCCGCGCATATGCAGAAGAATGCGGACGCATTGTTGACGCTGTAAAATTTGATGTTGGCGCTAAGGTTACACAGGACGAAGACGGGGCAACGATTACAGTAACAGACACACACGGAACAACACAGGCGAAAATTCTCAATGGGAAACGAGGCCCAGTAGGTGAACGAGGCCCAATCGGTGAGACGGGGCCAGAACCAGAGATCACAGCGCGAGTAGTTGGAGACAATACAGAGATCTTATCTAATGGTGTTGTTATTGCGACCCTTGCTAGTGGTAAGAATGGTGTTGATGGACATACACCGGAAATTACAGCAACAAAAGAAAACGCCACTGTTACAATTTACGTCGACGGTGTAAAGGTCATTGACATTCACGACGGAGTAGACGGGGCGACAGGTCCACAAGGTGAAAAAGGTGATCCAGGGCCTCAAGGATTAAAAGGCGACACTGGAGAAACAGGCCCTAGAGGTGAAACAGGCCCTAGAGGTGAAACAGGACCGCAAGGAATCCAGGGAATCAAGGGCGATACAGGATTACAGGGACCAGCAGGAGAAACAGGACCGCAGGGGCCTATTGGAAAGACAGGACCTCAAGGACCAGCGGGAAATGACGGTCACTCCCCTATCGTTACAGCAACAAAAACGGGAACAGTAACAACGCTTTCAATAGATGGCAAAATAGCAGCAACAATCAATGACGGGGCGACAGGTCCGCAAGGTCCCCAGGGTTTAAAAGGAGAAACAGGGGCAACTGGCGAAACAGGCCCACGAGGCCCTCAAGGTTTAAAAGGTGACCCTGGAGAAATGGGACCTCAAGGTCCAATCGGTGAGACAGGGGCTACAGGTCCAACGGGACAAGCTGGCCACTCTCCTATTGTAAAAGCCTCTAAAACAGGAACTGTTACAACTATTTCTATTGACGGAGTAAACGTTGTTTCTATTAATGATGGCGAACAAGGCCCTCAGGGTATTCAGGGTGTAAAAGGTGATCCTGGTATTCAAGGCCCAGTCGGTGAACCGGGCGCTGCAGGACATTCCCCAAATGTAACAGCAACAAAGGCTGGGACTGTAACAACTGTAAAAGTTGACGGTGTAGCAATTGCAACAATCAATGACGGGGCAAAAGGCGACACAGGAGAAACGGGGGCACAGGGAATTCAAGGCCCTATTGGCGAAACTGGACCGCAAGGACTCAGGGGAGAAACTGGCGCAGCCGGTAAAGATGGACACTCACCGAGTGTAACAGCTACAAAATCTGGGACTGTAACAACTGTTTCAGTTGATGGAAAAGCTATTGCAACTATTAACGACGGAGTAGACGGGGCCACAGGTCCTCAGGGTATCCCAGGCCCAGCTTATACACTCACTGAGAGTGATAAAAATACAATTGCTAACGCTGTATTGGCTTTAATGGTCAATGCAGAATCTACGGGAATGTAAGGAGGCGGGAACATGGCAGACTTAATTTATATGACTAAAGCGGCATGGATCGCTATTACTGACACAGTGAGAAGCAAGGCTGGGTTAACTGGTCTTCTCAAAGCTGGGGAAATTCCTAATGCACTTAATGGGCTATTTGGGATAAGCGCATTACTTGACGGGTCCGGGGTTACAAGGATTTCAAGTCCAACTGTCGCTTCTATCCGTCCTAATTGTTGTGGTTATTTTAAAAGCTTGAAAGAAGTAGACATTCCCGCGGCAAAAACAATAAACCCAAGCGCTTTTGAGGGGTGTACTTCATTAACACGCTTAAACGCCCCAAAAGCGACTTATATATATCAGGCGGCTTTTGCTAATGGTCCAGCGATTAAAAATCTGACACTGCCAAAAGCTGAATCAATCCAGCAATATGCTTTTGAGTTACAGCCATCGTATCAAACAGCCCCAGCAACACTACAGGACCTTGGAAAATTAACGCTGGGCAATATTAGATATATTGGCACAATGGCCTTTGACCTTTGCGGATATTCAGAAGTTGACATTACAGTGAACGCAAATGGTGGAAGTATTGCAATACAAGCTTTCAATAGATGCTTAAACTTAAAGAAAGTCACTATTAGAGGAAAAACAATGCTTAAGAATGAAGAAGGCTTTGTTTTCTACGATTCCCCTATTGAAAGTTTAAACGGCGAAATCTTTGTTGATGCTTCTTTAGTTGAATCATATAAAACGGCGACAAACTGGAGTAAGTACGCTTCTATTATTAAGGCAATTTCCTGACATATATATAAATGGGGTGTAAAACTATGATTAAGACAGAAACACTAGAAAATGGATATATAAAAACATATTCTGACGCGGGCTTCTATATTCACGGTGGCTTCCCGGAGGGCGATTATGTCCAGGCTATAGATCCGCCAGAATTCAATAGAACATATACAGAAACAGATAAATGTATCAGTGAGGCGCAGACAGTGAAAGAAAAGGCTGCTGCCTATGATGTACTTATGGGAGGTGTTGGCGATGAATAAAACAAATTACTTTTTGGAGAAAGCTAAACGCCTACGCCCAATCATTGAAAAGGCGGCGGCAAGCCTTCCCGAAGCTGAAGCATTACAGGCCCCGGAAATTTTCCCACTATGGAAAACGGGGGCAGGCTACGCTGTAAATGATAGAGTTCAATATAACGGCGTGTTATACAAAGTACTACAGGCGCACACTAGCCAGGCAACGTGGACGCCTGACACTGCAGTGTCGTTGTTTGCAAAAGTTCTTATTCCTGACGAAAACAAAACGCCTGAATGGGAACAGCCAGAAAGCACTAACCCATATATGAAAGGCGACCGTGTAACGTATAACGGGAAAACATACGAATCTACTATAGATAATAACGTATGGGCCCCTGGTGTTTACGGTTGGAAGGAGGTGTAGCCTTTGACACAGGATGTAATTATAGCGGTGATCAGTTCCGGGGCGTTCTTTACATTCATCCAGTATTTAATTACAAGGCATGATAAAAAGGATGATGAAAGTGACACACGCTACAAAGAATTAAAAGGCGGGCTAGAAAATCATGACGAAACGATTAAGAAGTTGAGTGAAATCCTGGTCGAGACTCGGAAAGAGAACGACGGGATTAAACAACTTCTGATCGGTATAGGTCACGACAAGCTGGTGTATATGACAGATAAAATTGCAAGACGTGAGGCGATCACGCTAAAAGAAAAGGCCACGCTTAACGCTATCTTTAAGCCTTATAGTTTGCTTGGTGGAAATGGCGACGGTGAGGCCGGATATAAATATTGTGTTACATTGCCCGTGGTTACAGATGAAAGCGCAAGAGAAAAAGACAATTCGCTTTTACGTGAAGACATGGGAATTAATAATAAATAAGAAGGAGGTTCTATTATGAACAATATGAACAATAAAATTTATGACATTTTGAAATGGGTTGCTATTATCGTGCTTCCCGCTGCTGCTACTTTCGTAGCTTCTATTTTTCCGTTATGGAATTTACCATATGCGGATGCAATCGCACAGACTATTACAGCAGTAGGCACTTTCCTTGGTGCGGTACTTATGGTCTCTAATTTTAAATACAAAAGCGGAGACAACGCAGGGGATGAAAACGGGAACGAGTAAATATCCCTTTTCGAAACTAAAAAAGGGGGCAAAATTAGGGATAATTTTATTCCTGGTTTTGTCCCTTACTTTATATACATTTTTATATACGATATCAGACTATAAAAATATGCCCTATTTCGTATACAAATTTATATATGTTATTACGCAAAGAGAAAGAAGGAATGAAATCATGCTATTAGATACAGACAAACAGAAATTCGTTGACGATATCGCAAAGTATGTACAAAAATATGCTGGTTCATACGGAATTAGTGTGCACAGTCCTATTATCGCCCAGGCGATTTTAGAGAGTGGATGGGGCAAGAGTAGACTTGCTGCCGATTATCACAATTATTTTGGTATGAAGTGTGGCACAAAGTGGACAGGCCCCAGCGTTAATATGACGACGCAGGAAGAGTATACGGCGGGCACTCTTGCGACTATTAAAGATAACTTTCGTGTATATGACAACATGGAAAACGGGGTTAAGGGCTATTTTGAGTTTATCCAGCTTTCAAGATATGAAAATCTGAAAGGAATTACAGACCCTCAAAAATACATTGAGACTATTAAAAATGATGGATATGCCACAAGTTCTACATACGTTAATAGTCTTATGCAAATTATTAAGCTTTACAATCTTACATCATACGACAGCGCAGAAAGCGTAGAAGGAGAGGACATTATGGGAAGTAGACAAGCAATGGTTGCGAAAATGAAATCCTGGATCGGAAAGAATGAGGCAGACGGATCATTCAGAGAGATCATCGACATTTACAATTCACACACACCAAGGGCAAGAGGTTACAAACTGAAGTATTCCGATGAGTGGTGCGCTGGTACTGTTAGCGCTGCTGCAATTGCAACTGGTAATACAAACGCGGTTCCGCTTGAGGTATCATGCCATTATATGATCGAAGGCGCAAAAGCTAAAGGAATCTGGGTTGAAAACGATGCTTATGTTCCACAGGGTGGGGATATTATTCTTTACGACTGGCAGGATTCCGGCGCTGGAGATAATACCGGAAATCCAGACCATGTTGGCATTGTTGAGTACACATCCGGCGGTGTTATTCATGTTATTGAAGGCAATAATGGAGAAAAGGTTGCAAGACGTGAGTTATCTGTAAACGGCAGATATATTAGAGGGTTCATTGTTCCAAAGTATAGCAACAATACAGCGTCTAGCGGTGGTGTAACTCCTACTGTATCGGGAACAATCGACGAATTAGCAAGACGTGTTATTGCTGGAGAGTTCGGATCAGGTAACGCACGTAAGAACGCGCTTGGTTCAAATTATGACGCAGTACAGAAACGTGTAAATGAAATCTTAAGCGGTACAGCTTCTACACCTAGCAAATCAGTTTCAGAGGTTGCTAAAGAAGTGTTAGCTGGTTCATGGGGCAACGGTGCGGACCGTAAAGCAAAATTAGAGGCCGCAGGCTATAACTACGACGAAGTACAAAAAGCCGTTAATGTTTTATGTAATAAGCCTACTCTTAAATCAGTGAGTGAAATTGCAAAAGAGGTGCTTGCTGGTAAATGGGGAAATGGTGAGGATCGTAAAAACAAATTGACTGCTGCTGGATACAACTACAACGAAGTGCAGGCGGCCGTTAATTCCTTGAACAAGAAAAGCGTGACAACTATCGCTAAAGAAGTCATCGCTGGTAAGTGGGGCAATGGTTCCGACCGTAAGAAAAAGCTTGAATCAGCGGGATATAACTACAACGAAGTACAAAAAGAAGTAAATAGACTGCTTTAAAATAAGAAGCCCGGGGATAAATCTAAAATGGTACCCATAAGGAGGACAACAACGTGACAGTTGTGATACTCACTTGTG